GATTTCATCCCAATGAAACTAATCCCACTAGGTACAAACAAGAACGTTGTTAGATTTAACGATGGTCTTGAGGTGTTTTTCTCTTATCAAACGCCAGTTGCAGCACATGTTCCAACGCAAGGATTCATGAGAACTACAACTAAATGGTCGGTAACTACAACCAAACATATAAACAATTGGTTGCAAGGAGCTGATGCAGAATTAGTTTGTCAAGATTACCTCAATTCATTAGTTAAAGATGATGTCAATGTTTAGTAATTACACTGTTAACTACAAAGAGATCCTTAAATACTACAAGGAAGCTCCCAAGTATTATGATTTAGAAATAGATCATATACAAAAACAAACACTTACTCAACCTATCTGGACTGATTCACGTTATGCAAATCGCTAACTATTCTAACAAAACAAAAGCAGACTTAATTCTTTTATTAAAGAATAAGGATTCATTACAAGAAGAGAAACAAGCACTAGTTTACTTGTCTATTTTCTTTTTTGCTTGGGCTTGTTTGTTCTAACTGATTAATAATTAGTGGCGTTCGCTATTAATGTAAGACCTAACGGCATTGAACGATGATGTAAGCCCACTAACTAATAACAACTATGTAAGGATTCTAAACGGTTGTTATTATTCCTGATCCTTTCGTCTAACGGCAAGGACGCTAGCTTGTCACGCTAGTAATGCGGGTTCAATTCCCGCAAGGATCGTTGGCACATTTTAAATGTGTCATTTTGTTCTACTCAATTTCTAAATTATGAGCCACCAAGGACAGCCAGAGTATTTTACCTTGACTTCTATTTGTCAGTTTGACGGGTCACCTACTCAACTTGGGATCTTTGAAAACATGGACGCAGTAACGGCTCGATTACGTGCTTGTTACACATCTTGTGGTGATGAATACCGCATCGAATGTTTTCACTTAGCTACTCAAAAAGGTGAAGAGAATAGGCTTGCTGAACTCTTGCAATCTCGCAAGGATGCAGCTAATAAGCCTGACCATTTAGAAGAAAAGGCAGACAATAACTCATGACATCTTTAATAGTTTTGGTATGCGTTGTTATTCTTCTTTATATCTTTTTAAAGAATACTATTAACCATGTCTAATATACCTAATTGGCAACATCATTCAAAGAAAGAGAAGAAACGCACGCTAAGACCTCAGGCTTTAAGGCGTGCAAAGATTAGGTACAAATCACTAATCAGAAAGCTGCTCTTAACAGGGTAGCTTTCTTCGTGCCTTCACAATCACGCTGCAAGGACGCAACCACCAATGCATGATATACAATTAACTGATGAAGAGATTCAGTTATTCTATGATTCAATGGTTCGTAGACGTTTCTATAAAGGCATGGACTGTCCATTAGGTAATCCATGGTCGGAGTGGATGCAAGATACTATTGATAAACTTAAACCCTTTTGCAAACGTACCTATGACTAAGTACCTTGTTACTCTTGCCAGTGGCAGAGATCTCATACTCAATTCAGGGTATGATGTATATGAAGTAGCTTACGATGCTTATGAAGAAGCTTGTCTTCATGATGATTATCTAGTAAACGTTGAACCTTTGTATGATGTCTAGAAAACCTTACTATCCAAACAACTGGAAACAATACAAGGACTCACCATCCGAATGGTTTGATGCAATGCCATTTGAACAATTCATGGATTGGAAAGTCGCTAACTGGGAATTACCTTCATCAGTTGGCTGTATTATCAGAGAGACAAACATTAACTCAGGTAAAGTAACTGAGCACATTTACAGGCGACCACATGCAGCTCAAACTAAAGTCAAAAAGATGATGGCTAAAGGTGAGAGCGAATTTGTTGTGTGTACACCTGACGAAATCCACCATTTATTCCCAAAGGAGTATTTCAATGACAAGGACTATGACTATGAGATCGAACAATGAAGTCTACACGTACTATCAACAGGCGTTAGACCTACTTGATACAGATCATCCTCACTATGAGGAGATACGTCAGTTATTAACTTCACAAGTCAATGACGAATTAGAAACTTATGCCAACTCCTGCTCAAATTGAGGAACAAGTTAAGTTAGAGAGAGATCAAATCTCTCAAGGACTTAAACGTTTACATGACAACACTAGACAGTTAGAACAAAAGAGTTATGCTTCTGCTACTATTTACGGTATCACTTCTATAGATACATTACTTCCATTAGTAGTTGAACGTATCGAATCAACCAACAATCGTATCAAGGAAGGAAAGACTGGTAGATCTTTTAAAGAGATTCAACAGTATTTAACTGACCTTGAACCTCTAGCTGCTGCTGCTATTGCATGTAAAGTTACATTTGATAGAGTCTTTGGTTACAAAGATGATAGCAGTGTAGCTACCAAAGTATGCGAGGCTATAGGAGAGGCTGTTGAAAATGAATGTCAGATGCGTTATTACGAACGCAGTGTACCTGCATTATTAACTACACTTAAAAAGAATTATTGGCATAAATCTATAGGCACCCATCAGAAGATTGTAGTAGTTCAAACATTAATGAACAGATACAATGTTACACGGTGGAAAGCTTGGGGTTCTGCTAATAAAGTTAAGTTAGGTGCATGGTTATTAGATTGTATCATGGAAGTTAGTGGATGGTTTGAGAAAGAAGTCACACTCACGGGGCGACCCAAGCGTAACTTCATTAGACCAACACCTGATTTTCTACGCATCAAGGACGAAGTAATGAAAGATAGTGAGCTGTTTGCTCCACTAGCTTGGCCAATGCTTATCGAACCTAATGATTGGGGCGAGAAGCCAGGTGGCTACTTACTTAATGAAGTGATGCGAGGTCATGATATGGTTAGAAGGGGCGATCACACTACTATACAGGGGGAAACACCAATAGCGTTTCTCAACAAGATACAGAAAGTGGGTTATCGCTTGAACCCCTTCATAACAGATATAGCAGAAATGCTGTATCGTCAAGGAATAGCAGTTGGGAAATTTATCCCTATTGTAGATATACCCCTGCCTCCAAAACCTCCAGACATAGCAGATAATAAGGAATCTCGTAAGAGGTACCGTAGAGCTGCTGCAGAAGTACGAAATAAGAACGCTAATGCTTTTAGACGTTCATGCCGTACAAGAATGACAATGGAGGCTGTTAGAAGGTTTAAGGATAAAGAGTACTGGGTGCCGTGGTCTTTCGATTATAGAGGAAGAGCATACCCTATACCTGCATTTCTTACACCTCAAGACACTGACTTTGGTAAATCTTGTATAAGATTTTCTAATGAATCAGTTGTGACAGATAAGGCGGAGGAATGGTTAGCCTTCCAAGTAGCTACAACCTACGGGTTAGATAAATCTACTATTGAAGAAAGATTAGCTTGGACTAAAAACCATATTGGATTGATAGCTAAAATTGCTACTAATCCTAGAGGATCTTTACCTGATTGGGAATCAGCAAGTGAGCCATGGCAATTCTTAGCTGCATGTGATGAGTATTATCACTGTGTCTTAATCAAGGATCGAACAACAACTGGATTACCTGTAGCAGTAGACGCTACATGTAGTGGTCTCCAGATTCTAGCTGGATTAGCTAGGGACCGTAGTACAGCACAACTCGTCAATGTGTTGCCTTCTGAAAGACCGCAAGACGCATATGCTGTGATAGCAGAGAAGTCAAAACCTAATATACCCAAACATCTTCAATATGTATGGGATAGGAAGTCGGTCAAACGCACCGTCATGACTATACCCTATAATGCTAAACCCTTCTCAAACCGTTCCTACATTAGAGAAGCTTTGAAAGATAAAGGGGTAGAAGTAGATAAAGACGATCTCACAATCACGGTTCAGGCTGTACGAACAGCTATGAACGAAGTAGTACCAGGTCCGATGTCCGTTATGAAATGGATAGAAGACGAGGTATCTAAAGCCGTTACTCGTGGTGTTAAGGAGTTAGTATGGATTACTCCATCTGGCTTTACTGTTACACAACGAATAATGAAAAAACATGTACAACATATACAACTACAACTATTAGGTCGTTGTAAGATGCATGTTGCGACTGATGACACTGATAAAGTTGATAGAGCTAGACACAAGGCTGCAACTGCGCCTAATTTAATACACTCTCTTGATGCTTCATTACTTCATTTGTCTGTTGAACGTTTTAATGCACCTATTGCTTTAATACATGACAGTGTTCTATGTAGAGCAACTGACATGCCTATACTGTCTAGTATAGTTAGAGAGACTTATATGAATCTCTTTGCTAAACAAGACTACTTAAAAGACTTTGCTGAACAAATTGAGGCTGAGTCTGAACCACCGATTATAGGTGACCTTGAACCGTCAACTGTAATTGACTCCACTTATTTTTTCTGTTAAATGTATTCACCATTTTTTGACAGTTTCTTTTCACCTCCAACTATTGTTGTTGTGTCTGAAGAGAGACTTAAGGCTGCTGAACTTAAGGCTAAGGAAAAGCAGTTACTACAAGTTAAAGTACAATTAGAACAGTTACAAGAATTTTACGATAAGCTTTCAACCGAAGTTAAAGCACTTACACCAGCCAAAGAGGAGGGTGATAAGTAATGGCACGTAACATACACGTTACAGATAAGGTAACACTAGAAGGTTATCAGGCTATTTTAAAACCTGGTAAGTTTGGTTACTCTTTAGCAGCCGTAGTAGATTCTGAAGTCGTTGATAAATTAGAAGATGAAAGACAAGACGTTCTTAAATGGGCTGAATCTAAATTAAAAAATCCTAAAAGAGCTAGCCTCAAACCAGAACCATGGGAAGAGGTTGCCAAGGATAAATATAAGATTAAGTTCTCTTGGAATGACGAGACTAAGCCACCCGTTGTAGATACTGAAGGTACACCAATTAATGACAATGATACACCATTATATGGAGGATCTACTGTTAAACTGGGTTTCTATCAAAAGCCTTATATTCTACGGGACGGGGTTACCTATGGCAGCAGCCTTAAGTTGGTTGGTGTTCAAGTTGTTACCGTAAAAGGTGATGCTGGTATTGATAAAGGTGACTTAGATGCTGATGCAGTTGCAGAACTGTTTGGTAAGACATCAGGGTTCAAAGCAAATGATCCTAATGTTGTCCCTAGTAAACCAGCTGAGACTGATGAGACTGATGATGATGATGTAGATTTCTAATGGCTTTTAGATCACAATTAGAAGAGAATGTTGCTGATCTTTTAGTAGATCTTGGTGTGTCTTATGATTATGAGCCGCACCAAGTACCTTATACGATAATGCATCATTATACCCCTGATTTCTTATTACCTAATGGGGTATTTTTAGAATGTAAAGGTTATTGGGACCAAAAAGATCGACGTAAAATTAAACAAGTAAAGAAGGATAACCCTGATTTAGATTTAAGGATGGTCTTCCAATCACCTTATAATAAGATAAGTAAGAAATCACGTACAACTTATGCCAAGTGGTGTGAAAAACACGACATCCCTTGGTCTTCTTACCAAAACATTCCAATAGAATGGCTGACATAGCAGCAGATTTTGTAAGGCATGAGCCTTGTGGAAACTGTGGATCGTCAGATGCAAATAGTTTGTATACTGATGGACATTATTTCTGTTTCTCATGTCATACTTACACACCCGCAGAGGGTATAAATCTTTCACAATCACATAGGAAAATGACCAATGTTAAGCTCAGAGGAGAAGCACAAGCTTTGCACCGACGAGGACTTTCTGAAAAAACTTGCGGAAAGTTCAGGATTTACAGAGACGGAGCTACTTTACTCTTTCCATATTTTACGAGCGATGGAGTACTTAGCGGAATCAAAGTAAAAAATAAAAGAAAGGAGTTTACATATGAAGGAATTTCCACTGATACCCTATTCGGTCAGCATTTGTTTCCTAGTACTGGTAAACGTATTGTTGTTACTGAGGGTGAACTAGATGCAGCATCCTGCTATGAGGCTATGGGAGGCTGGCCAATGGTCTCTCTGCCTCATGGCGCTGCGAGTGCGAAGAAAGATATTCAAAAGCAAATACCTCTTTTCCAAGGGTATGAAGAGATTGTCTTATTCTTTGACAATGATGATCCTGGACGTAAAGCAGCTGAAGAGGCGGCGTCAGTACTCCCACCTGGTAAGGCCAAGATCGCTAGACTTGATTCTTATAAGGATGCATCAGAAGCACTCCAAGCTAACGATGCTGAAGCTATTAGAAAAGCTATTTGGGATGCAAAAGCATTTAGACCAGACGGTATTGTTGACGGACAATCGCTTCTTGAAGTAGTTACTACACCACAAACACCATTTGATCATGAATACCCCTTCAAAGGACTTAACAAGAAGCTACACGGGATCAGGTATGGAGAGCTTGTCACATTTACTGCTGGTTCTGGGTCAGGAAAGACCAGTATCATGCGCCATATCGCAACTGACCTACTCAACAGAGGCGAATCGGTTGGTATCTTGGAGCTTGAAGCAAGTAATAGGAGAACAGCACTTGGTTTAATGTCAAATGCTGTAGGTAAAAACTTACAGATAGGAGAACACAGTGAATCAGAACTCAGATCCGCTTTTGAATCCAGTATTGCTAACTGGAATCTTTATTGTTTTGATGGCTTCGGCAGTTTTGATCCTGATGTCATTTACAATCGGATCGAATACCTTGCCAGTGGACTGGAGTGTCGTGTTATATTCCTAGATCATCTTAGTATATTATTGAGTGGACTGGAAGGCGATGAGCGTCGTATGATAGATACCACTATGACAAAATTAAGGTCATTGGTAGAACGCACTGGCATTTCACTATTTTTAGTATCACATTTAAGGAGAAGTAGTAATGATAGGGCTTCGCACGAAGAGGGTGGAAGAGTTACACTGTCCTCACTTAGAGGATCTCATTCCATTGCTCAAATATCAGATTCAGTCGTTGCCCTCGAAGTCGATCAACAATCCGACTCTGATAGAAAGCTTACGACTGTTAGAATCCTTAAAAACCGCTATTCAGGCGAAGTTGGAGTAGCGTGCGAATTAAGTTATGATTTAAACACCTGTAGATTCAATGAACATGAAATTACGCCCGAATTTAACCCAACCACAGATTTTTGAAAACGGTAATTATGAACATCCATGGTATACATTTTTAAATAAACCTAACCCACCTAGCAAAGAGGCAGTTAAACGTGCCAAATTCAGAGACAAAACCTACAATTGGCCCAGTGATAATAGATCTGGAGACAAACGGTCTAAGAGATGATGCTACCCACATCCACTGTGTTGCAGTCTATTATGTTGAAGATGGACGTCTTGAAACATACAACGATGAATGTCCAGGCAAGGGTATGTCATCACCTGTTGTCAGGGCGGTACAAGATATTGAAATGGCTGATACGATCATCGGTCACAACATCATTAATTTTGACCTGCCTATTATTAAAAAGCTCTATCCCTTTTTTAACCCCAGCGGTAACGTTATTGACACTCTCTTGCTCTCTAGGTTATTTCATCCTAACCTTTTTGAAATAGATAAAAGAAATAATTGGAAACACATGCCATTACAGTTACACGGCAGACATTCTCTTGAGGCGTATGGTTATCGTCTAAACGAATACAAAGGAAACTTTGCTAAAATGACCGACTGGAAAGAGTGGTCCCAAGAGATGGAAGATTACTGTAAACAAGATGTTGTTGTTACCAAAAAATTATGCGAACACTTCCGCCCTTACATGACTGGCTCCAAATGGAGCATCAAGTAGCGCAGATACTTACACAACAGGAACTTCATGGATGGTATTTTGATGAACAAGCTGCACGGGAACTTGAATCTACTCTCAGAAGAGAATATGAAGAGACTACGCAGCTATTACGAAACAGGCATCCTTTCGTCAAAGGATCAGAATTTACTCCTAAACGAGCTAACAAAAGAAGTGGCTACGTTGAAGGAGCAACCCTAACTAAACTTAAGGAGTTCAATCCTACATCAAGGGATCATATATCATGGATCTTACAAACACATTATGGTTGGACGCCTTCATCAATGACGGCTTCAGGGAAGGCGGTTATAGACGAGACCGTATTAAAAGAACTTGGATCGGATATTGCTCTGAGTTTTCTGAAACTACTGGATCTGACCAAGCAGCTTGGGATGATATCAGAAGGCGTGAACGCATGGCAGAAGCTTGTTACGAAGTCTAGAATACACCACCATTGCTCGGTAGGTACATCTACTCATAGATGTAGTCATCGAGTTCCAAATTTATCACAGGTTCCATCAGATGAACGATTTAGGAAACTTTTTAAAGCATCCCCTAACATGGTTATGTGCGGGGCTGACCTTAGCGGTATTGAGTTACGAGTATTATCCCATTATCTTGCAAGGTATGATGAAGGACGCTATGCGGAAATCCTTATCAACGGAGACATACACCAAGAAAATGCAGACAAAATTGGCATTACCAGAAGACAAGTTAAAACTGTCACCTATGCCTTCCTCTACGGGGCTGGGAATATCAAAATAGGACATACTTATGACCCATTACTTTCCGAGGACCAGGCAAAAAAGAAAGGAAAAGAAATACGTTCAGCATATGTCGCAGCTATCCCAGGTCTTAAAGAACTTTTGGAAGCGGTACACAAAGCTAGTGAGAGAGGGTATGTAATAGGTTTAGATAAACGTAAGATTTTAGTAGATAAACCTCACAAAGCATTAAATTACCTATTGCAAGGGTCGGCTGCAATAATAGCCAAACGTTGGATGGTTATAACAAATGACCATATCAAAGAAATGGATTTATGCTGCAATCAGCTCGCTTTTATTCACGACGAATTACAGTATGAATCCAAACCAAAACATGTTGATGATCTCAAACATCTTCTTGTTTTCTCCGCTGCTGAAGCAGGAGAATATTACCACCTACGAGTCCCAATAGCAGCTGAAGCTAAATCAGGAGCTACTTGGGCTGATGTACATTAACTTATGAAAATTTTATGTGATGCAGACTTCATCGTCTACAAATCATGCGCTGCAGCAGAAACTGAAATTGATTGGGGTGACGATACTATCCTTGTCACTTCTAAGTTTAGTGATGCTTACACTGCAACAAAAAGAGAACTTACCAAGCTTGAAAACAAATTTGGGTCATTCTCTGATATGATACTATTCTTTTCTGATAGCACTAATTTCAGGAAAGAAATTTTACCAGAATATAAAGGTCATCGTAACCGTAAGAAACCTTGCGGATATAAACGAGTAATCAATGCTCTTAGAGAAGAGTATAAGGTTATTATTAAACCTGGACTTGAAGCTGACGATTCAATGGGTATTTATGCAACCCAGCACCCTGGAAATATCATTGCTTCACCTGATAAAGATATGAAACAGATACCAGGTAAACTGTATAACTTTGATGAGACTTTCACAATCACGCCTGAAGCTGGTGCTAAGTGGCATCTAATTCAAACAATGGCTGGTGATCAGACTGATGGTTATTCTGGAGTACCTGGTATTGGTGTTAAAAGAGCAGAAGCTTTATTTGAAAAAAACGGTTATTCATGGAAGACTGTTGTAGATACCTTTAAGGATAAAGGTTATACTCAAGTAACTGCATTAGCTAACGCACGTCTTGCAAGAATACTCACTGTGGATGATTATGACTTCAAAAAGAAGAAACCTAGATTATGGAGTCCCGCCTCCAATTACAGAATTAACGACTGAACAAGATTTCAAGATAAGACAAATGGAAATTTTGTTGGCTAAACCAGAAACAAGAAAGGAAGATATGATAACATTACTGTTAGCCTTACAAAGACAGAATTTTGTCTTATGTAATTCACTCACCAATTTAGTAGACAAATGGCCAAAGGTCCAGCCTATTACCAACGGGGATCTATCAATGTTTGGGATTTTATTAGAGACCAGGGATTGAACTTCCACCTCGGTAATGCTATTAAGTATATCTGCAGAGCAGGTCATAAGAATAGTAAGATAGAAGACTTAGAAAAAGCAATTCACTATTTAGAAAACGAACTCACCCATGAAAAAGACCTTTATTTCCGAGCAAGCCAAGGAATTCCGTACCAAGTACAAACTGAAAAACTCCTCGATGCAAGGGATACGTTCATATCAGAAAAATCTGATTGTTGAGGAGTTCAAAGAGTTTATAGAGGCAGAAGGTATGTTATTTCGACATGGAAAGAATGTACAAGCTGAATGCCTAAAAGAATTAGCTGATCTTATTTATGTTTGTTACCAGTATGCAGAGAATATGGGATGGTTTCTTGACGAAGCTTTACACCGTGTACATCAGAGCAAC